GAATGTACTTGGCTGTGTCTGAGTTGTTTTATGACCTAAAGAAAGGGTCTGAACTGTTTGGGCATCCTATTCCTGTTCTCACGGATTCAATCGTTCGAAGCCTGGCAGGCGTGGCAGATGATGACAAGTATGATTCACGCACTATTAAAGAGGGCGTAGGTATGGCTATCATTATACCTGATGACCAGCAAATACCTAGCAACATGCTCTATCAAGCAGACATGCAAGGCCTACAACATCTTAGGGACGTAATATTTAGCGACTTAATGTCCATGATATTTTTACTGGCTCAAGTGAGAGACAAGTCGGTTGTTAAATCAAACGTGTCAGGATCAGCCAAACGCTTTGACAATGTAGAAGAGCAAGGCTTATTGGCAGCTACGGCCATGGATATGGAGATGATTGAAACGCAAGTTATACGCAGAATGGCTAAGGTTCGTGATGAGTCTTACGAGGATTACATGATTAGTTACAGTAAGCATTATGACCTGTCTAGTGCGGATGAAATATTTAAAGACATTACTGAAGGTATGCAGTATCACGCATTATCCTTGCCACTGCTAAAGAAATTAACAGCGGAATACATGCGCAAAAGGTCAATGCCTCAAGAAGATATTGATGACGTTATGGAGTACTTTGAAGAGTATGGAATGCCTAAAACTACTTCAGACCTACGAAATTTGGTGGATATACTGCCACCTGAAGAACTTCAACGCCAAGCACAAGTTGGTATTGAAACACAAAGCGAGCAATAATTAACTTATAACCATATTATGAGCGAACAAAACCTAGAGCAAGCTGACGCTCCTGAGTCAGCAGTAGAGGAGTCAACCTCACAAACACAAGAGCAACAATTTGACAAAGACAAGTTCTTTCGGGGCGCATACAACGAAGGAAAAAGCAAGGTCGAAAAAGATGTTGTTAGTAAGTTCTCTGAATTACTGGGGGATCAAGTTGAGTCGTTAGATGATGCTTTTTCACGCATTCAGCAAACTCTAACTCCTAAACAAGAGGATAAGGGAGAGTCTGAAAAGTTGCGTGAATTATTGCAACAATATCAGCAAGAAGCTGAGTCTGCTAAAGAGCAGTTACAAATGACTCAAATGCAAAACAGAATCGACAGCGAGTTTAGTGGTGCGTTCAATGCCTTACAACAAGACAATGAATTAACATTAAAGACTGATTATATCGAGCAACTGTTTTATAATGAATATGAAATTGAAGAGTCTAATGGTGAGTTTTATGCCGTTAAAAATGGTGTACCTGACCTAGACCAACAAGGAAACAGAAAATCTATAGCCAACTCTCTAGTAGAGTTTGCTAAACAATTTGCGAAGCCCAAGAAAGTGGGCGCAGGAGGAGCAACTGGTGGTACTCCTTCTAGTGAAAGACCTAGCCGAGCAGAGTTTCAAAAACTTGTACGCTCGACTAACCCAGCAGATCGTGCTAAGGCTGAGGAGCTATTTGCTGCTTCTAGAGCCGCAGGCGGTTGGGCTGAACAAGCGTAAATCCATCTTTTATGGTTAGGCAAAACCTTAATTGTCATGTTTTGGTCACAGCGACCCAAAAGCTAAATATAATCCAACATTTAATTTAACTTTTATAAAGACATGGCAATTAATAGTAATTTTTCCATCTATGAGCCAGAGGCGTTTGTTGAGGTTGCACTAGCTAACCAATATCCAGACCGACCAATGGTATCCAAAGCCGTTACTAACGTAGCTGGCGCATCTATCGAAGGACTCGTTGCATCTCGTAACAAGTCTGTAAATATCACTCGTGCAGTAAAGCCTACTGGCTCTCCTTCCTCTTATTCAGGTAGCTACTCTCTAGGTACTCCTGATGCTAGTGAAGAAACGTTAACCATCAACAAGCACTACTATGCTGGATTCAGCATCGACAAAGCCGACCAACGTTTTGCGCTTCCTGACTTAGTACAACAACACTTTGTACCAAGACTACACCAGCTTATTGACCAAATCAATAGTGACGTGAAAGTAGAGGCTCGTAAAGCTTTTGAAGTAGCTTTCGCTGACAATAACACTGATTCTACTGTGTTAAGTGCTGACGACCTTGCTGAAGCCCGAAGAATCATGGCTGCTCGTAAGTTTGTATCTGACAACATGATGATGGTTATTGATCCTTTCGCTGAGAAAGACTTAACTACACTAAACCTATTCCAACAAGCTAATACTCGTGGAGACGCTGGTATTCAACTAGGTGGAGCAATGGGTCGTGCGTATGGTTTTGACTTCTTCATCGACAATCAAGGAAGCAATCACACTGCTGCTACAGTAACTAACGCTGTTGTTGCGGCTAACGCAGCTGTAGATGACACTACTCTAACTATTGACAACGGTGCTGGCGCTGCTGCAACTGTATCTCTAGCTGAGGGTGACGTTATTACTTTCGGTTCTGCTAAAGGTACCGATGACTTCTACACTGTTGAGTCTCAAACTGGAACTGTATTGACTCTTAAAGAGCCATTACGTAAAGCTGTTGCTAACAACGCTACTATCAACCCAGTTGATATTGCTTCTGGTGACACTGGACGTGAGCAGTTCTTCTACGACCCATCTGCCCTTGCCTTAGTAACTGCTGTAATGCCTTCAGTGGATAGCGGTTCAGGTTCAGGCGTTCGTAGAGCTGCTGGTTTCGAGCCAATGAACAATGTAAACTACACGTTGACTGTAGAAGAAACCAAGTCAGGCGCTGACATCCTTATCGAAGTACTATACGGAGTTAAGGTATTCAGACCAGATCTAGGTGGACGATACATTCGTGGTAACGTAGCTAAGGCGTAAGCCCTAGTAACTAATTATTGGGGTGTGGCTCTTCGGGGTCACCCCCTATTTTTTAACTACACATAAAGCAATACTCATGGCGTTTAGCGACTTAACACTTACTAGAAACAATATTGATGCACTAGAAGAGCTAACGTTCAAGGGCATTAACGTCACTACGGGCACTACCGTGCTCAATCTATCGGAGAAGGATAACCTTATATTAGGTAAAGCAATTAAGCTCCTTAAAACGGATATTCTTGAGAATCTAAGGCAATACATAAACGATTCTACGTATGCTACAGAGACAGCTTTATTAGATGCTATACATGCTGCGGATTCTGAAGAACTTCTTGTTGACTTGCTTTCATACAAATTTTTAGAGTTGTGGTTTGCGCAGGACGCAACGCACAAAGACAGCTATAGCTTTTCTAAGGCTATGAAGTACTATAACATGTACAACCAATACCTTACTGCTAATCTTAGGCGATTGAGTGGTTTATTAGCTAAACCAAAGACGACTCCACGAGTTCGTTTCATGAGTATGTACTAGTATGGATCTAGGTAGAGTTATACAGCTAGACGTAGAAACCAGGTTTAAACCTCATGTAATAAAAGAGGTATACCAACAAATTGGCTTACACTATAGAGAGGACATTAGAAAAACCAATAGAGAATCCTTAGACCCAGATGGTACTCCTAGACAAGAATTATCGGATAACTCTCCATATTTTTACGCTAGAAACAAGTTACGTGACGTTGGTAACGACGAGCCTAACTTAATTTATACGGAACGAGCAGAGCAAAGCCTGGGCGTGTATAATACCAACGAAGGATTTGAAATGTATCATAGCAACGCTGAATCGGATAGTTATATGTATTTGCATGAAACAGGGTCCGGTGGCATGCCCGAACGTAGACAATTTCCGACAACAGAAGATTCTGATGAGTCATTCCAGCAAAAGAACGTAGAATTTGTAGAAAAAGCATTAGAAGAACACCTTAATAAAAACAGAAGGATCGTAGTCAATGGATAGAAACGCAATACTTAGTGGGTACGTAACGAGCTTCAGCTCCTATTCATCTTCAGACGCAAGACCTACTGCGGAAAAGGTATTGAAATATAGTGGTGATTCTTTCGATATTAGAAAGAGAGGTGACGTTAAAACCGAAGCGGTTATGTTCAAGTTGATGAGTGGGTCTACAGACTATCAAGTAGATGCTGAAAAACCAACGGAACTTAACCAGAGTTTCCAGGCTAAAGTGTATGTAGATCAGCCGGACTCTCATAGCGGTAAAGATGCTGCCTACGACAGAATGTTAGAACTTACAGATCAGCTTATTGATTGGGCAGATACAACGGCAGCGACGACGATAACAGCCGACGTATATACCATTACAATAACTGGCGTTGATACGATAGACGAAGAAGATGGCTACCTATCAACAAACGTGAATTTTCAAAGTATAATCAAAATATCCTAAACCAAACACAAAACAATGGCTAAATTTATATTAGACAAAGTTACCATAGGTAGCACTGCGAACTTTGACGGAACAGGCGGTGGAGACATCCACGCTGTTGTTGTTGAGGCTTCTTTACCTACCATAGAACCTAACACAGTAGTAGTTGATGACGGTCAAACCATCAATGAA